CTGGTTTTCATTTAAAGACTCAGAGTACTCTTCATTGAATTTTGTAACAAATGTGTTGTAAACAATTGAGTCCATAGGCTGCTGTGCTTCTTGCTTGGTCTCGACAGATGCCGACATGTTCTCTACGATGCTTTCTTCCAAAAGAACTCTGTCCTTTACGGGTAGAGCTTCTTGGAAAATAGAGTAAACAGACGCTATCGTCTTATAATTTGGAACAAAGTTTCCATAAACCTTGCTAGAAAGTGTTCTGTTGATTTTATTGATAAGGGCTGACTGCTCTAAGAATAACTTTCTTTTATCAAGAGAATCGTGCTTTTCTTTTACTTGAACTACAATCTTTTCTGCTGTTGTTTTTTCTAAATCACGTGTTTCGTAGATTGTTCTGTAAAGTTCAAGTTCTTCTTTTAAGAGAGAGTTGTTGCCAAAGTGTTCCTTTATAATAGAAACAATTTTGTTTTGTTTGTTTTTATTATTTTTAACAACCGACTCTGTAAGCTCTCTAACCAATGCTTCGTAAATAAAAGCTGTGTTTCTCTTTTTGTTATGCTTCAGTCTCATTCTTTTCTTCCCTCGCTTTTAGACTTTTGAATAGAGCATCAAGTTCCTTCTGCTCTTTGAGGATTTTTAATTCCTCTACTTTATAATTAGTGGTTTTATCCTCGTAAATACTTGTAGCTTTCGTTAATCCTGAAAGCTCGCCCATACCTGGGAAGAGTTTTCTAGTTGTTCCCATTTCAGGAGATGCTGCCCTAGTCATGTTTTTCTTTCTTGGGCCAGAGGTCTTCCTTCTATCGCCTCCTGGCTTTAAGCTTCTTGGCTCATACCACCCGTGAGATTTGGCAGTAGTCGTTCTACCATCTTTATCTTCACGTTTTCCCGGAGGTGCTGCGAGAAGATCTCCTTCTTCTCCACCAGCAGGTTCCTCTGTTGCCGTCTCTCCACCTAGATCGGCGCCACCTGCTGCTATCTCTGGCTCCATGCCGGCAACACCTGTACCACCTGGTTCGCCAAGGTCGCCTGTCTCTAATTCATCAACACCAGCATCCAAACCAGCAGTCATCTCTGCTTGCTCTGCTTCACCTATTGTTTCAAGTGTTGCCCTGAAACGTTCATCATAGAACATCTCTCTTCTGTTTCTAATGAACTCGTCATCAGACATACCAAAGAGTGTTCTTGCCAACCACTGCTTGGAGAAGAAACCTTCTGTTGCTGCTCCTGCAATGTCGAACTTAGTCTTCCAGTGCTCCAACTCTTGCATCTCTGCAATCTTTGATGGGTTGTTCAAATGACACTGAAAAGATACTAAGTCTTCGTCTCTGTATCCAAGAGTATAAAGGTGGATGATACCAATCTTTTCAAGCTCTGAGATGATTGAGCGTTGAAGTCTTTGGATAGTTCGTGCGAAACGAATGTCTTTTTGTGCGAGAGTTGTCTTGTCTTCCATCGCTTTATCACTATCAGATGAAATGTAAGCTGCTGGAATCTTTAATGCTGAGAAAAGCTTGTCTCTCAAATACTTTACGTCGTCAATGTCACCAGTGTATTTGCCTCCTGCAACTTGTTCTATCTTTGTAGCACTGTTGCCACGAACAGGAATAAAGTAATCCTCCTCTACTGAAAGTGGGTTATACCGAAGGTCTACACGACCCGTGGATGGGTCAACAACCTGGTTTCGCTTCATCGAAGTCATAACCTTTTGCATGTATTGTTCTACATCTGCTGGTGGAATGTTTCCAACATCAATGTAGAATGCTCTACGCTCTGGTGAGCGAACGATACGGTATGCCATCATTGCGTCTTCCAGAAGAGTAAGCTGACGCCAGATACGACGGGCTGGCTCTAGCACTGAAGTTCCGTATGGGTTGTATTTGTCTTGACCCAATACACGGAAGTGACCTACTTGCCAGTTTTCAAATGTAAGTCCAGCAGAGTTCCACTGATACTGAACATAGTTGGGGTTGTTCTTGTCTTCTCCTTCCATTCTTTCAAGTTCTTGTGTTGGGAGCCCGATAACAGAAGTGATACCAAGTTTTTCGTCTAAGTCGAGATACAGGAAGAAATCTCCGTACTTACACATCGTTCGACACCAAGAGAAAAGGTTATGTTCGATGTTTAACACGTTGTGGTAAAGAGAGTGAAGGATGGCCTTTATTTCTTCGTTGGCACAATCTACTTTCAACATTGGAGAAAGAGATGAGTATGTTGTCATCTCGTCTGCGTAAATGTCAAGTGCCGATGCTATCTCTGGTGTGTATTCCATTTGGTCGAAGTCTACATAACGCTCTGTTCTTTGCTGAGAAGCCATGTAAGAAGATTGTAGATTGTCATAAGGGTTGTAGGCAGTTTTCTTAAAGTCTCTTCCTGATGCAGAAGTAAACTTATTAGCATACTTATCTAAATCTATTCTTCTTAATCTGTGATTGTTTTGTGTCCTGTATTGTGTTAGGGGACCTGAAAGTAATCTCGTTAGTCTTCTAAACAATAGACTCTGTGGGTTTCTTGTGTTGTTTTTGTTTTTGCCTGCCATGTTTTATCCCTTAAATAACCAAGGAAAGTTGGTTATGTTTTGTTGATGCTGATTTGCAGCATCTGTCATTTTTAATTTTTGGGTACCTACCATACCCTTTATTCTAGTATCTAGCTCGTTTGTACTTCTTGTTATCGCACCAACAAACGCTTTTGCGTATTCTGCTTCCTTCTGGTTTACAGCAAGAGCAGTATCTCTTACCCAACAACCAACAGCACAAGCCATTATAAGGTCATCGTTGTAAGAGCGCATCGCCTCTGCTCTGCCGTTGTTCCACACAAATGTGCGCATCTCAGCAAGGAGCCTAGGCGAATATATCTTAATTAGATTATTTCTAATGAATTCTTCCATCTTAGCCACGATTAGCGGCCTTGTCTTAGAAGTTGTAGAAAAACCTGCTACTGCGTTTGTCATTTGATCCGCCTGATACTCCTCAACAAACTCGTGTGTTGATTTGACTGAATGATATAAATTAGGATACTGCATTTCTTTCAATTTGTCAAGCACTGCGAAACCGACAGAGTTATTTTCTACAACAAGCAAACCATTGCCGTATTCTTGTCCCATGTCAAAAATTACACGTGAAAAAACATCTGGTGTGCATTTACCTTGATACTCTGCTACTATCTCCATTGTTTCCAACTTGAAGACGTGACAAACTGAATAGTCTTTACCGTCTCCTCTTGCGACGTCACAGGAAAGTAGATAAGTATTCTCTGCTTTTCTTTCTTCCCAAATCCAAAGGTTTCTGTCAAAGCCTGTTCTGTACTTGGGGTCTCTTACCATGTTGTCGTATATTTCTAGGTCTTCAACTGCAAACACTGTTTCACCAGACATGTTGAAGTTACACTCAAGCTCTTGTGCGATTTCACGACGAGACATGTTTCTAGTTTCTTTCTCAAACCAAGCTTGATCTCTGTCTGGGTGGACGTCCCAAGGAAGCTTTGTTGGGAAGAAGTCGTTAGACTTGTTCTCTGCTTCTACATAAATCTTGTGGAACCAGTTACCAACGCCGTTTGGAGTTGAGAGAGCAATGCAGCGACCACCAGTAGATAGTGTAGGATAAAGACCCATCCACAATTCATCTAATCCATCTACGTGTGCAGCTTCGTCTATAACAAGAAGCGATAGAGCTTCTGAACGACCAGCGTCTCCTGATGTTGATGAAGCTTTGATTTGCGAACCATTAGAAAGAACAAATGAGGTTCTGTTGTCTATGTCTACGGTCGAGATGCGTAGCCACTCTGGTAGATTCTTTATAATAGCTTTTACTTTCTTTACCAAGTTAGCTGCAGTGCTAAACTTGGTTGCGATGACTAGAACGTTCTTTTCCCGATGAAACATCATCATCCACGCAACATAAGCAGCGGTCACCGTTGAGATACCCAACTGACGTCCTTTTAGAATAATGTTGAAACGATGGTCTTCAAAATCTTCTAATAACTTTTCCTGAAACGGGTAAAGATGGAAAGGAATAAGACCTTTCATTGGGTGTGTAATTTTTGCGTAGGTGTGTATAAAGTATTCAGGTTTCTTGCCGCAGCGGACAATCTCCTTCATTATTTCTTGTTTGGTTAGTTTTATTGCCATTAGGCCCTCTTACTTGAGACCGCCGAGCTTGTTCCATTTCTCGAATGCTGGGTCAGTT